TCGCCGATCATATGCAAGGGAACCCGAAATTGGCCAGCGATTTCTGCACGTTGAAACTTCCGAGTATCCAGGAACTGGGCATCTTCCGGCGCAATGCCGACAGTATCGATGCTCATACCCTCTTCTAAAATAGCGACACGATTCGCATTCTCTAGCCCCCGATGGCGATCCTCCCAAGATTCCCGTAATCGCTCAAACGCCCCTTCACCTAATGTTCCTGGGTGCTTCAACACAACACCTGGTTTTGCGCCATTAGAGAAAAATTTGCTACCGTATTCTTCGGTCGCAGCGGCTAGGCCGATAGAATTGCGCATTACTGCAATTGGGTTATAGCCCATGTAGCCATCGGGCGATAAGCCTTTTACATGTAGCACCCGCCACGCAGGGAGTTTTACACCCTCGCCATCCGGCAACCGATAGAAATATTTGACTTCACCCTCTTCGATACGAATCGCTTCGATGCGATCCGGTCGCAGTGGGTAGATCGCCCGAATGTTGCCGGCCCAATCCCAGTCGATTTCACAATAGGCGTTCCCACGTAGCACTAAATGCCCTGTAAGTGTTTCCCGGAAAGTCATCGCACCCATAAATTCGTTGGGTTCGTCGTGCAAAGCTCGATATAAGGGGTGCTTGTAGTGTCGATGCTTGTTGCGCCCCTCGCGACGATACAGAATGAGCGGCAATGATGCGATTGATTCGGCAATTACCCGCGTACAGGCGTACACGGTTGAAATCCGCATAGCAGAATCAGCGCTCACCATAGGCCCGGCAATCGATGCTGATCCGCTAGCAGAGCGCAATTGATTTGTGAATTCGTTTAGATTACGGCTCTCATTGCCGCCGAATAATTTCGCCAAAATTGGCATTATGCAAAGACTCCATTTTCCCCGAAACGAAAGACGCCGACCCCTAATCAATAGGGATCGGCGTCCTCGAAACAGGAGATAGAAGGATCAGGAACAGGAAACGTTGATATTACATCCTATTTCAGAACCCTTGTCAAATTAGTCATTTAGCTAAATAGCTAAATCTGTTGTTGTGTTGCTAGGCGTCTCGTGCGCTCGACTAATAGTTTCCCGTCGACCGAAGCGGCTCGACTTGTGCCGGTCGAATAAAAACCATATTTCCAAATCCCAATTTCATCTAGATTGAAATCGAAATAATAACGACCCGCCTCGGTTTTTACAACTTCGAGATTCACCCCATACTGATAGTCGGTCTGCACACCTGTAGGCGATTCGACCCATGCGAAAACCTCATCTGAATCGGTTGGTGTGCCGGTCTTTTTGTCACTCAACCGGCCCGACAAACGCACGCGATCCCCTACGCTGTAGGTCGGCATAGGTGCTGTTCCCAATGGATTATTGATGTATTCACTCATAATTATTCCTCTACAATTAGAACTGATTCGATAGCCCACGCCGATTCACCATCGGTGGTGGCGGCTGAAATATCCCAGTCACCCCCGCCGATCAATTCATCTGAGATAGTCCAGTCGGCAGCGTCGATCAATTCGGCTAAAATCTCCCAATCAGCGTTGTCTCCTGGGTACTCAGCGGCTATATCCCAATCACCCCCGCCGATCAATTCATCTGAAATGTCCCAATCAGAATTACCGCCCGGATATTCGGCGGCAACATCCCAGTCACCACTAGGTAATGGATCTGCCGAAATACTCCACTCCCCCTCGATCAACGAATCGCACAGGATGACCCATTTCGAGCCGCTCTGATTGGCGATGTTCTCAAGAATCCATATTTTCTCAAGTGTCCCCTGCGTGAAGCCCTCGCAGTTTATGCGCAGAGTGGGGGTGCTGTACTCCCACGATTCTTGATATTCGTAGAGATAGCCGATTAGCGATTCTTTATCGGCAAGGGTCATCGTAGTATTCAGAAGATTGATCAACTGAATACCCGTTGCGAGCGGAGCGCCCGATCCAGGCCGAATGATCGACGACGAACCCGAGAGATCAAGAACTTCGAGCGATGCCGGCAACGAATCGAACGCCCCAAATACCCCTAATGCCGTGGCCGATTCGCTCGATACCACAAGTGATTGAAGGCTCGATAGTGATGGCGCGAACGTATGGAGGTGGATTTCACCATATGCCTCAGCGGTTGTGATGTCGCCCAGATCAATAGCAGTGATTAGCGCTGGATCACGCAGCACTAGCGAAACTGCGCGATCCTCGACATGGCCGAAATCGATACAGAGATCGTTTGTCAGCGTAGCCCAGCATGGCGAAAACCGCCAACGAGCCGTTGCGCCAGTCGTGACGACGTGCGCGCCACAATATCGATCCGCTGCGATATTAAAGCGGATCGATCGCGGCGATGACAACACCGATAGCTGAAAGCCATTCAGTATCGGTGGGCAATTAAACGTTGTCACCCTGGGCTTGACTGTTGAAACGGGTAAAAGCCGACCGACGATCTACCGATGCCTTGCCGCTACGAATTGTTTCCAGGAAGTCGATTCGATACATCATCCCGCCCTCTACGATTTCGATCATGCCCGTGCGCGAGTCAATTTCGCAGAGCTTTTTCCCGAATGAGCGAACCTCGATCTTTTTATCCTTGGTTTCCATCGAACAAATCTCCTTTTTGCATCAGCACTGAAACGACTACAGAAATTAGACCGATTAATAGTATTGTCCAGGCAATGCCGACAATCGCCAGCAGCCCCAACACAATCATGATCAGGCCGACTACGAGCAAGGCATCGGCGGCTAAATCTTTACCTGATTTCATAATGTACGCATTCCTCTTTTCTCATAAATGGATGTGGTGTCGATAACTTCATTTCGCACAGCCCGATCTAGGGCCATGATTAGCGCCACCATCCCGTCGATTTTCTCCGTCGATTTTGCTTTGTCGGGCTTCAAATTACCAGCGGGATCGCTGCGAACTACCAAGTTATCGGCCATCCAGTTTAATGGCGCATTGTTGCCGTGGGCCAATCTTTCGGAGAGGATCATTTCCTCAATCGTTTTCATGGCCGGCCCCATCGTTGCGAACCCCTGGCCGTATTGAATCACTTTCATGTCGGCAGCCTGCAATTTCTGCACAAGTTGCACCGACCCCCACCGATCAAAAGCCAGTTCTTCGATTTTATATTTCGCTGCTAGTTCTGAAATTTCGGCCACGATGAAGTCGTGATCGATCACGTCCCCTGGGGTAGCGGAAACCAGGCCGGCCCGATTCCATGCCTCATATGGTACGCCGTCGCGCTTTGATCTCAGATTCATATTCGATTCAGGAATCCAGAATCTCGGAATGATTCGGTATGGTTCCCCCTCAGTTTCAGGAGGGAAGACCAGCACTAGGGCCGAAATATCGGTTGTAGAGGATAAGTCTAAGCCTGCAAAGCAAGAGCGACCGATCAGAGCCTCTAGATCAACCGGCTTACCGCACGCATCCCATTTGTCTCGATTCACCCATTTCGACAGGCTGCTAGTCCAGATGTCAAGCTCTTTCGTTAGAAAATTATTCAGATCAGACGGCATCTCTTTTGCTTTTACCAGCGCCGACCGAAGCGAATCGATGCGTTTGGAGATCCCCAGATTGGGATTTGATTTTGCCCACACCGATTCATTGGCGTAATCGTCGCCCTCGTCTAATGTGTAAATAATCCCGAAAATGCTGTCATCTTCTACGGTCCCTTCGAGGACTCGGGTTACGTGTTCCCGCAACTCATAGCAAAACGAAGTGCGATTAAATCCAGCCGTCGTGATCGCTGCCATTAAGGGTTGGGTTCTCGCACCGATAGCCGAATACAGCACGTCCCAGATCTCTCGATTCGGGTGAGCGTGTAATTCATCCACGATTGCGCAGTGGGGATTTAGACCATCCATGGTGTCGGCATCCCTACCGAGCGGCTCGAATTTCGCAGCAGTGCCGGCAACGAATAATTTATCGCGATGGGTGCCAATTCTTTTCCGTAAATGGGACGATGAATTCACCATCCGCACGCATTCATCGAAGGTTATCTTCGCTTGACTGCGTTTTGTAGCGGCTGAATAAACCTCTGGGCCACCCTCGCCATCACCGATAAGCATGTACAGGCCGATACCAGAGAGCAGAGTCGATTTTCCGTTCTTCCGGGCGACCTCGACATACATTATATTGAAGCGCCGCACCCATTCGCCGGTTTCGGAGTCCTTTTTCATCCAACCGAAAACGACCCACAGAATAAATTGCTGCCATGGCTCAAGTGCGAATGTTTCACCGGCTTTTGCGCCTTTCGAGTGCTTGAGAAAACGATAAAAGTCGATCACATGTTGAGCCGCATCGGGATCAAAAC